CAATGCAAGGTGTAAATACTACATCTGGTCCTAAATCGTTGAGCGAAGCAATCGAAAGAAATTCAATGTCTATTGCAGAGAGAATGGAACGTAATTCTGTTTCATCACCAATGATTGACAGAATGCAAATTCTCGCAGGTATCAATCCAAAAAAATAAATAACATTTAAGGAGTTATTATTATGTCTATTATTCAAAAGTTAACAGAAGGCATGGTCCAAAGAGACTTACGCAAAGAAGGTCATGCTCTTCTTCAAAAGTGGGAAAAGACTGGTCTTTTAGAAGGCTTGTCAGATGAAAGAACTCGTCACGGCATGGCTCGTTTGCTTGAAAACCAAGCAAAAGAACTTCTCCGTGAATCTTCCAGCATGGCTGCTGGCGACGTAGAAGGTTTTGCTGCCGTAGCATTCCCAATCGTCCGTAGAGTATTCGCTGGATTGATTGCAAATGACCTCGTTAGCGTTCAACCAATGAGCCTCCCAAGCGGTCTTATCTTCTTCCTTGACTTCAACATTTCCTCAACAGCAGGATCTGGACCAAGATTAGGATATGAAGCTGGCGATTCCGTTTATGGTCAAGGTGTTGTTGGTCAACAAATCACAGGCGGTGTTAGCTTAACTGGTGCAAATGCTGAAAAGGGTTTCTACAACCTTAATAACGGCTATACCTCACCAACTGGCTCACACGCTGCTGCATTAACACTTGTTGCTTCTGGCACATTTGGTGCTGGTGCAACTTCTGGTGGTGGTGCATATCTTGATCAATGGGTTCGTTTCGATGCAGATTTCACTTCTGGAACAACCAATTTGGCTGTATTCTCTACACCACTTGCTTCTTTCAGCCAACTCAATCTTAAAGATTTAGTTACAGTTACACTTAATGGTGCAACTCCAAACGTAACTGGTTCTGGTGGAAGAACTCGTTTAGTCAGAAGACTAACACAACTTGGTGATGGTGCAACTACTCTTGGTGGTTCTGCTGCTTCAAAGACAAGTGCTTACCTCGTATTTGCCTCTCTTGATGGAACTGCTACAGTAGCAAATATCCTCACCGATATGGTACTTTCTGGTTCTACAACACTCAGCTACGCTCAAACTGATGACTTCTCTGGTACTCCAACTGCTGGTACAACCAATGCTCTTGGTGCAGTAGTCGGTACTGATTCATGGGGTCTTGAAGCACAAGCAAACATCCCAGAAATTGATATCAAAGTCGATTCTGTCAGCGTTACCGCTGTAACCAAGAAAATGAAAGCAAAGTGGTCCCCAGAACTTGGTCAAGACCTCAATGCTTACCATAACTTGGATGCAGAAGTAGAATTAACAAGCATTCTTTCAGAACAAATCGGTCTTGAAATTGATCGTGAAATTCTTGAAGACCTTATCAAAGGTGCAACTGCTGGTACATTCTACTGGTCCAGAAGCCCCGGCCTCTTCGTCAATAAACTTACTGGCGTAGAAGTTGGTGCATCTTCCAAGGCTCCAGACTTTACTGGTAACGTCAGCATGTGGTACGAAACCCTCATTGAAACCATCAATGACGTTTCTGCTCAAATCCACAGAAAGACATTACGTGGCGGTGCAAACTTCCTCGTATGTGGTCCAGAAACCGCTTCCATTCTTGAAATGACCGCTGGTTTCCGTGCTCGCATCGCAGTAGATGATGACAAGGGTGAAGTTGGCGTACAAAACGTTGGTTCAATCTCCAAGAAGTTTGACGTATACGTTGATCCATACTTCCTCCGTAACGTCATCCTCGTCGGTCGTAAGGGAAGTTCCTTCCTTGAAAGCGGCTTCGTATATGCACCATACGTTCCATTACAAGTTACTCCAACCATCTTTGGTATCGAGGACTTCGTACCACGTAAGGGCGTAATGACTCGTTACGCCAAGAAGATGATTCGTCCAGACTTCTACGGCTTGGTAATCATCCGTGGCATGTTCGGTGAATCTGGCGCATAATAGTTAAAAGCTGTTAGCAAAAAGAAACCCCTCGGTAGAAATATCGGGGGGTTTCTTACTATTTATTGTATTGGATTTCCAATAAGGAGGATTTTTTATTATGGGTTCTAAATTTAGCGTTTCAAGAATGAGAAAAGAGCTTTCCGCACAAACAATGACAACAATCACAACATCTGGTGATGCATCAGTTGGTGGATTTGTTATAACAGATGTTGGAACATTAGCTGCATCCGGTTCTGCAACTACTGATGCTGCTGCAATCGTTAAACACGTTACTATGGTAACTGCTGCTGATGGTACAAAAGGTGTACAACTTCCAATCTCAACTATTGGTGAAGTTTATGTTGTTGCAAATGGAGTTGTAAATCAAACTTTAAAATTATATCCAAGCACAGGTTCTGCATTTAATGCTCTTACAGCAAACACACCACTTTTATTAACAGGTAGCCAAGGTGCAGTTTGTGTATATGCTTCTTCAAGTGCTGGCGATAAATGGGCAGTTATTTGGGGTGGTGCAGCCTAATCTAAACTAAAAGTTTAGTTTTACAAGAACCCCTTTGCAAAAAGGGGTTTCTTTTTTATTAAACTATTTATTGTATGGCTGTTCCTATATTAACCCCTGCTAGCACTTTAAGTGCTATTGTACTTCCTTCTGCTGGCAATCTTGTTGACGTTGCATCTTCTTTACCATTTGGTATATATTCCAATTCTGAAGCGTTTATATCTGGTGCAGCAGACCAAGTAGCTTATGTGTATAAAAAGCTTGGTGGTGATATTCTTGATATTGAATTAACAACAGGAAATGTATATGCAGCATACGAAGAAGCAGTATTAGAATATTCATATCTTGTTAATTTACATCAAGCTGTTAATGCTTTGCCTTCAATGCTTGGCAAATCAACTGGTTCATTCAACCAAGATGGTGAGATAACAAATGCCTTATCAGCATCAAATGTTGCTTTAAAATATCCTAAATATTCTCTTGATTTTGTTCGTAATATGGGTAAAGCATTTGCTCTTGAAGGTGGCTTGTCTTCAAATGATACCATATATTCTGCTTCATTAAGCACAATTATTGACGTTCAAGATTATGATTTGCAAGACATAATTGAATCTGCTTCAGTAAGCGGAATAGATGTAAATGGAAATTCAGTTCCTTATGCAAACAAAGTTGGTTCAAAGAAAGTTATTATTAGAAGAGTGTTTTATAGAACACCACAATCAATGTGGAGATTCTTTGGTTATTATGGTGGATTAAACACAATTGGTAATATGTCTTCTTATGGACAATATGCAGACGACTCAACATTTGAAGTTATTCCAACTTGGCAAAACAAACTTCAAGCAATGGCATTTGAAACAGCAATTTATACAAGAAACTCTCACTATTCATTTGAGATTAAGAACAATAAATTAAGATTGTTTCCTGTGCCAAACATCGCAACTCCACAAAAGTTCTGGGTTGAATTTACTATTCCTTCAGACCCTTGGACAGAAAGCGAAGATGGTACTGATACAGGCGTAAATGGTGTTAACAATATGAACACTCTTCCATTCGCAAATATACCATATGAAAGCATAAATTCAATTGGCAAACAATGGATTCGTAGATATGCTCTTGCTGTTTGCAAAGAAATATTAGGACAAGTTCGTTCTAAGTTTGGTAGTATTCCAATTCCCGGTGATACTGTACAATTAAATGGTACTGCATTATTAACAGAATCAGCAACAGAAAAGAAAGACTTACGTGATGAATTAAAGACAATTCTTGCAGAAATGACATATCCAAAGATTGTCGAACAACAAAGCACAATGTCTGATAATCTTCAAAAGGTTGGTCAAAAAATACCAGCATTAATATTTGTAGGATAATACATGCAAAGACCAATAAACCCAAAAACATTTACTTTACCTTTATCTCCATCAAAATTAGAAACTATTGACTTTGCCGTATATGATTGGCTGAACGACAGAATAAACGTTCATTTATTGTCACATGAAGGATATAAAAAAGTCCCAATCATTTGGACTTCTGCTGAAAGAGCATTTCAAAGCAAAAATGATAAAGAATTAAGAGATAGTGCTGGTAGATTAATCCTTCCTTTAATATCTATTAACAGAACAGGAACAACTCCTGCTGCAAACTTTAGAGGCAAATATCAAGCATCAATACCATCAAAATTTGATTATTATGGTGGCTCTGGTGTTATTCCTATTGATACTTTAATCCAGCAAGCAAAAACAACAGAATTTGCAAATGCTGATTCATTTAGAGAAGCACAACAATTTAATCAAAAAAACAAAAACAAGAAAATAGTATATGAAATAATATCTGCTCCTATTCCTGTTCACGTAAAATGTTCATATACAATAAGTTTAAAAAGTTATTATTTAGAACAAATGAATAGTATGATAACACAATTTATTGCTGTTAATGGACAATCAAGAGTGTTTTCAATTCGTCGGGATGGACACAATTATGAATTGATGTATCCAACCGATTCTATCGTAACGTTAAACGATAACGCTAAGAATATGCAAAATAATGAAAGAACATATTCTTCAGAAATTAAATTTGATGTTTTAGGGTATATTTTTTCTGACCTAGAGCAAAGTGATACTCCAAACATTATTATAAGAGAATCGATTGTTGAGCTAAAGCTACCAAGAGAATCAGTTATTATTAATACTCTTAAATAAATTAAAGGGTTTTTAATAATTTCATAACTATTTACTTCCAGATATTTAAATAAAAATAAAGGAGTTTGTCCAATATGGCTGCATCAAGTTTCCGTTTTATTTCTCCCGGTATATACATCAATGAAGTTGACAAATCCGTTATTCCTGCTTCTGAAATCGGTGTAGGTCCAATTATAATTGGTAGAGCCGAGCATGGTCCATCTATGCGTCCAATTCAAGTAGCATCATATGAAGATTTTGTTGAAATCTTTGGTCAACCAATTGCTGGAAACATTGGTGGTGATGTTTGGAGAACTGGAAACTATACAGCACCTACATATGCTCCATATGCAGCACAAGCTTATTTAAATGCAGAAGTTGGTCCTGTTACTTTTTTCCGTATTACTGGTAAAAATGCAAGCAATGCAACAACTTCTGGTAAAGCTGGTTGGCAAACTACAGCCGCAACAGCAAGTGCTACTATTTCTTCAAATGGTGGTGCATATGGTTTGTTCATAATCGGTTCTGGTTCTTCAACAAGTCATTTAACTGGTACACTTGCAGCAGTTTGGTATATTGAAAATGGTGGTGCAGTTGTTCTTTCTGGAACTGCAAGAGGTGGTTCTGTTGAAGCAACTGGTAGTGCTACTTTGATTTCTTCTACTGGTGACAATGCAGAATTCACAGCAATAATCAAGAACTCTGCTGGTTCTCCAATTTTGACAAGCTCATTCAACTTTAATCCAGCTTCTGACCTTTATATTAGAAAAGTATTCAATACAAATCCAATATTCGTCAATAGCCAAGTTACCACAGCAACAAATCTTGAAACTTATTGGTTAGGTGAATCTTTTGAACGCTCAATTGAAGAAAACGTTGGCGAGGTCGCTTCATTAACTGCCGGTAATCAATATGGTGTTATTGTTGCCTTACAAAGTGGTTCATCCAATAAAGGTAACATGAGAATGGAATCCCAAGCAGCAGAAACTGGTTGGTTTATTTCACAAGACCTTTCAACTGACAATGCATCATATAGTCCATTAAATATGGCTAAATTGTTCAAACTTGTTTCACTTGATGAAGGTGAATGGACACAAAAGAACATAAAAGTTTCAATAATTGATGTTAAGGCTTCTGCAAACCCAGATATCTATCCATATGGTACATTTACCATTCAAGTAAGACAAGCATCTGATTTGGACAAAGCAGTATCTGTTATAGAAACATTTAGTGGATTAACGCTTGACCCAAATTCTGAATCTTATGTCGCCAGAAGAATTGGTGATAAATATTATGCTTGGGATGAAGTTAACAAAAGATTAGATGAATATGGAAACTATGATAATAAATCTAAATATATTAGAGTTGTTATGAATGAAGACGTAGATGCTGGCGCAACCGACACCAGATATCTTCCATTTGGTATTCTTGGTGGAATGAAATTTAAAGGCTTTACACTACATTCTGGTAGTGCTTATGCTTCTAACTTTGGTTCTGCAACATCTGCATCTGCACAATTCACACAAGCATATGTAAAAGCAAATGCAACAATTGCCGATTCCAGAGGAAGTGTAACAGAATTTATTAAAGTAGGTCCAGTAGACTTTACAGGTTCTTTCGTATTCCCATCTTATGCTAAACGTGCTGATTATACAGACCACGGCGGCAGGGCAATCAAGAAAGCATATTTCGGTGCAGATTTCCAAACAAAAGATTCAAGTACATTCTTTGATAGTGGTATCTCTGATTTAGCTTATCCACTCCCAAGTGTTTTTGCTACATTTGATAGCACTTCGTCTGCAACCGAGTATTCATACAAGTTTTCACTTGATGATTTAATTGTTACAAGAGATTCAAGTGGTAACGTAACTGGTGTATCATACTCAGAAGGTGCAAGAGCAGCAGGAACCTCTGCAACCGCTCTTTCTGGTGGTTATTCTTATGTGCTTCAATCAGATGTAATGCCAAAATTCAGCGTTTCATTCTATGGTGGGTTTGATGGTTTTGATATAACTGAAAAAGAACCAATTATAAACAACACATTGTTGAATAATGGAACTGAAACTACAAATTATGCTTTCTACTCACTACAAAGAGCATTAGATACAATCGATGATGTTGACTTTGTTGAATGTAATTTAATTTCAATGCCCGGTGTTACTGAGTCTACATTAACACAAAACTTAATTGATGTATGCTCAGAAAGAACTGACGCTCTTGCAGTAGTTGATGTTAAGCACGATCATACACCAATTTACGAAGATATCTCACTTGATGCTGATTCAAGAAAACCAGACCCACAACAAGCTGCTGATACTTTAGCTGATAGAAATATCAATTCAAGTTATGGTTGTGCATTCTTCCCATATGTCAAAATTCAAGACGAATCATCATCACAACAATTGCTTGTTCCACCATCCGTTGTAGCACTTGGAACATTTGCAAGTTCTGAAGCAGCTTCAGAAGTTTGGTTTGCACCAGCAGGATTTGTCCGTGGAGGTCTTTCAGCAGGAGCAGCAGGATTAAATGTAGTTGGTATTTCCTATAGATTAAATGCCGACGAAAGAGATACGTTATATGAAGCTAATATTAATCCAATTGCTTCCTTCCCATCAGAAGGATTGGTTGTATTTGGACAAAAAACTCTTCAAATTACACCATCTGCACTTGATAGAATCAACGTTCGTAGACTAATGTTGTACATAAAGAGAGAAGTAACAAAGATATCAAAACAAATTTTGTTTGAACAAAATGTTGATGCAACATGGGAAATCTTTAGAAATCAAACCGAATCTTTCCTAAGAAACGTTTCTTCTCGTCAAGGTATAACAGAATACAGAGTTGACTTGGATAAAAGAACAACAACACCAGATTTAATTGACAGAAACATAATGTATGCCAAAGTGTATATCAAACCAGCAAGAGCAATTGAATTTATTGCACTCGACTTTATTATCACACGTTCTGGTGCTGCTTTAGGAACTTAATACTATTTAAGAATATACAAGGGAGATTTTAAAACATGGCATTTTGGACAGGTGTTAATGGGTCTGCTCACGACCCTAAAAGAGAATCTAGATTTGTCGTTTCAATTGGTGCTTTAAATAAAAGCAGCTATGTTTGGTATGCCAAATCATTTACTAAACCAGTTGCAACAATTAAATCTGTTGCACACAGATATTTGAATCATAGTTTTAATTATCCCGGCTCTGTTGAATGGAATGAAGTTACATTAGAAATGGTTGACCCAACTTCTGATTTAGATGCTGCTGGTACTCTTGCTGCACTTTTAGCAGCATGTGGCTATGAAGTACCAAGCACCGAAAGTGGTTTGGTTACAATTTCTAAAAGAAAATCCGTCGTTGCATTGGGTGCTATTTATGTATCACACATTGATGACCAAGGCGTTCAAATTGAAAAATGGACACTTAATCAACCAATTATAACAAAAATAGATTGGGGTTCTGTCAAATATGATAGTGATAATTTAAATACTCTTAAATTATCGCTTAAATATGATTGGGCTACATGCGAATTAGGTGCAGAATCTACAGGAGGAACTTCAGCAGTTACTGCTGTTG